CACTGTGTGCGCTGCTCTTAATTGCGTACCCATTGGTTCAGCCTCCAAAAAATGCCGACCAGGGGGAACAAGGAGAGGCGTTCCCCCCAGCCGACGACAAAAACTACACTCAGCTACTCGAACTGGAACTTACACCAGTAGGATCGCCAAGAACTGCAAACGCATTGTATCCAAGAGGCTCACCACCGATGTACTGAATCAGGCGGTAAGTCACAAGACCAGCGTTAAACGCATATTCGTCACTGCGCTCAATCGCCATATTATCCGTATCAACCACAAGTCCATACTGAGAGAATGAGCCGTAAAGCACATCACCTCGGTCACCAAGGATCTTGGTGTTACTCTTGGTGTTGATAAACGGACGCCCTGCGATAGTCGGAGGACGAGTGCCACCCCAAGTGTCTTCGGGTGCCATCACTGGCCGACCTGCACTATCATCGAGCTGCGCAATCCACTTCATGGCACCAGTAGACCCTGCGCTGATGACAAAAATGCCGTCATCAAATACGCTGTCATCAGTGCTGAACTGCGTGCCGACAAGGTCAGTGTAGCTAACCTGGTCGCCAGTCTGACGAGGATTAACAGCAACACCAAGGGCAATAGAAGCGCCGGTATTGATGCCCTGTGGCGTATTGGCAAGCTCTGCGCCTGCGTTGGTAACACCCTGAAGAATGGCCGTGGATACTGCACGACTAGCAGCACCACGGAACATCCAAGCAAGCTCAGCCTCAAGGCCAACGTTATTGACCCGGACTTCCTTAAGAGAAGCCTGAGACAACAGAGCAAGCCTTTCGGTGTAGACGGTGACTCTGGTGAAGACTGGATTGCTCTCAGTGATTGCATTACCTTCACCGTCTGAAGCACCACTGTTTCCCCAGGTCACAGCGACACCAAACTCGTTAGTGCTCTGAGTGAGCTTGGGGAACAACGCCTCATTACCAACCGCACGCTTCACAAAGCAACGGTTAGGAATGTCATCCAGGCGCGGCTGGAGCTTGTGCAGGTTAGGCACGAATACAGGAGCTACAAGACTCCCACCACCTGCGTTAGTACCGCTGGCTTCACGCACGAGGATATCTTTACCTTCCATGCGCTCACCCTGCATGGCCTTGGCGTAGTTCTCCAATTCCATGTACTTTGGCCGTGGCGCGATATAATCACGCATCCACTTGGGGATGATCATACCAACGTCTTCAACCTTCTTTGGCAGAATGGATTCCATGAACCGGCCGCCCTTTTTGCCTTCGATTTCACGCATTGAGTTGGTGGCAGACTTAGCCCCAAACCATTCCGTGAATGCGTTGGTGTGCTCGATCTCATGCTTTGCTTCATTGTAATCAGTGTCGGCCACATCAACATCGGCAAGCTTGTTAGTCTTGCCTTCGGTCTTCTGGCGCTTGGCTTCCATCTCAGCCATCTCAGCATCAATCTGTTCTTTCTTCTCTGCATGTGCGAGTTCCGACTTGGCCGTTTCCCACTCAGCAGTCTTGCCTTCAATCATGCCAGAAATCACACTCTTCTTGCCCTCATCCGTTTCCTTGGATGCTTGGCCTTCAAGCTCATTAATGGCAGAATGAAGAGCAACCATTTTGTCTCTCAATTCTGTGCTATTCATTTTTGATACCCTTCTGAATTAAATACAATTCCCTTTCTCTATGAGCCTTTGCGAAGTCAAAGGTTACTGGTTCGCTGTCCACGGTGTCGGCAGTGCCTTCAGCGTCTTCAGGTTCGGTAACGTCATCCCCGGAAAGTCTCTTCTCAAGAGCGCACATACGCTCCTGTAGCTCTCTCAATATCTCTGTGGCGTCTTTGCCCTCTACTGTGCCGAGTGTGCCCTCCTGGGAAGGCAGAAGCGTTAGGGTGACCTCTTTAAGATTCATCTCGCTGAACTCACGGCCACCTTCAGGTAGTGGCCTCCAGCCTTTATCCATTGGCAACCAGCCTACACTCATACCGAAGATGCGCGGATTCTTAGCTACCTTCTGGCGCATATCCTGAGACAGATTCGCACCGTCTAAACTAGCTCTTACCCAGAAGCCGTAATCGTCTTCTCTGGCCTCTACGAGTGCTCCGATGCTCTCAGTAACATCACCACCAAGGGCGAAGTGCTTCACCTGTAGGCTCACGTTACCTGCTGCAATCTGGTTCTCGATTGCCCTGGCAAATGAACCTCTTCGGATCACATCACCGTCCAGGTCTACCGTATCCCATACAGCAGCGTAGCCTGATATAAAGCCAGTGGTGTTACTGTCTGATACCTTGGCTTCTATCCTTGCATCTGCGTTGAATTTGCTAGCTAGTGCGAGCGCTTTATTGGACATCTTTATTCTCCTGGCTTCTTGCCAAACTGCTCTAGCTTTGTTCCACTCTCAGCAGGAGCAACCTCATCAACAAATACAGGTATATTCGTACACCGGCAGTTAGGATGGATAGGGGCTAGTGACCTGTTGTCATAACTGTCCATCTGGTCTAGCGCTGACTTGTTGTCTGTATATGGATACAGTGATTTACCTGTAGGCTTGTTATCTTCGTTGTATTGCTGGCATAGTTCGCACGCATCCGCTGAAGGTTCTAGTGCCCATCCCTGTACAACTCCGCTGGCCTCTCCGCTGATAATCTCTGCGCTGTGTACTGCTCTGCTGCTCTCAGTTACAGCGATACGCCTGGCTCTGAAGTCCTTGGCCTCTCCAAAGACTTTCTGTACGCCTTCAGTAAGTGCAGCTACGGTGTTAGGCCCTGTAACCTGTGCGGCAAGTAGCTCTTCTCTGATGGTTGCTAGGGTCTTGTCGAGGTCTTTAACTGTCTTTGCCAGTGTGGCCTCGGATAGAATCATAGCTTGATTGCCTATGACTTTAGCCAGCTCTGGGTTGACTACGTTGAATGCTGTCTCGATCTCTACCGCAGTTGCCTTGCCTTCAAACTTGCTGCTGCTCTTGCCTACAAACTTACGCAGAGTCTTGCTGGCTGAGTCTTGAGCTATCAGCATAAGCGTGTCTTCAATTGCCTGGCCCAGAGTGCTGCCAATGTTCAGTAGGTCAACACTGCCGGTTTTTTTGAGCATGGCAAGTGCCTCTTGCTCTTGCTTGCCGAACTCTCTAATAAGCGTGCGCTCAAGTAGTGCCTCTTCTGGTGGTCTGCCAAATGCGCTAGCCTCTTTGCCCTCAGTCTCAGGCTTCTCTTGCTCTTCCTTATCCATAGGCGCTGCACCAAACGACACTTGCGGCACTGGATCTTTGCCGAACTCATCACCACCATCTACCGGGTCCTGGCCGATCATCTCTCGGCCTTCGTTCTTGGTAATCAGCTTGGCATCACTGAATAGAACCTTTGCCCTGTTTGCTCTGTCTGTCGCATCCTCTTGAAGTTCAGCAATCTCAGACAGGTCGAACTTATAGACTAGGCCCTGCTCCTTGAGGATCTTACGGCTGCTGGCTACCTCTACTTTCTTCCATAGCGGCACGTATGTCTCTCTGTAGGTAGCAATAGATGCTTGCTCGTAGTTTGCATACGTGCTGGCAACTAGCCCACTGATGGCCGCAATAATGATCGGGCTAACACCGAACACCATGCACACCCTTGTCTCAGTCAGGTTATTGAGTGACTCAAAGTCAATGTCTTTCAGGTCAAATCCAGATTCTATCTTGATGCCAAACGGGGTCACGAGTGCCTTACCACGGCTATGATTATCGCCGCCGGTAGCCTGTGCTATGCTGTCCTTTAATTGCTGTGCTTGCTTAGGATTCAGGTTATGGTCTGGTGTCATAATCAGTCCAGGCATCTGCCTGTTGATCATGGTTTCCTGCGTTAGTACCTGGCGCTCTACGTCGATCTGGTATTCCTTGATTGCAGCGCCCATAGGTGATGTGTACTTGCGATAGCCCACTGGATCTAGGTAGCCAATAGCCATCATCTCTTCAGGAGTGAACACGACAGGATTGCCGTCAGTAGTAACCTCATACTTCAGCACTCTCGGACCGCTTGAGAACTCCCTGACTAGGTGAGTAGGTATAGGAGTCATGCCACCGATGCCTACCCTGTTCACGTAATTGTCAAGCGCGAAATACGATACGCCAGTCAGGTCAAGCCTTGCTACGATAGTCTCGATCAGTTCTGAATAGTCATAATGCTCGTTGTCGTACCACAGCGACAGCGCTTCATGGTCCGGTATCTCCTCAAATACACCGTCTATCTCACGCCCTACCATCATGCGTGCCTCAGAGATGCTAGTAGATTTCTCCTTGATACAGGCATTGACTAGGGCTGACTTGCTGTATATCTGTGCTAGGCTGGATGCGTTGAAGCCGTTGCTAAACACCTCAGACGGTTGGATATTCAGCCCTGGAGCTATAGTACCCCAGCCGTTTCGTGATAACTGCGTAACGTCTTTTCCTGCGTACTCTCTAGCGGCACGCATCTCAGTTATGGCCTGCTGCATACGTCTAGCGTGGTAATTCATATCACCATAACCTCCATACTTCCGCTGTGTTCGTACAGGTACATCTGGACGTATCGCCAGTTGTCCATTGCATGGTCATTCTCTTTTTTGGGCTTGTCCTGCCTGCTGCCGTCCCGGTTCTCGTGCCACTGGTATGAGCTGATTTCCTCTATCCAGTGCTGACACGATGGGTCTACAGTCAGGCGTGGTATGCCATCCCCAGGTATATCGAGCATCTGCTGGCATGACTGAATGCCACCAAATACGTCGTTATTCGCTCCTACTACTGGCACGCCTGCGTCAATCATAGCAGCGATTAGTTTAGCGGCAGATGGATCAACTACGACAGCCTCAACGTCATAGTCATTCTGTAGACGTGTAGCTTGATCCACCACCGTAGATTCTAGTTGGTTTCTGTGATACCATTCATTGACAACATGCACCCGGCCATCACCGTCTACTCCGTATAGGTGCATAGCGCAGGGATTCGTATAGCCCTCGTCTACACCGACTATGTATCGCTCGAAGTCCTGCTCTTTAGCCTGGACGAACTTGCTTTCTTGCCAATGGTCGTAGATAAGGCCTTCAGCCGCACACCAATTGCCTAGGAATAGGCGGTTGCGTCTGTGGCCTGATAGCTTGTTTAGAGTGTCCAGGTAGTCAGGTGTGACAGATGGGTTGTCCTCGTGCTTGCTCTGTATCCGCTTCATCTTGCCCTGGTCTGAGCGTACCTTCAGCCAATGGCCAGGATATGACGGATTGCAGTCTGCTATCGCCTGTTGGTATGGGATGACATGGTTTCTGAGGCGTGTGAGCAGCTTCTCCCAATCGTCTTCTGTGGCCTCAGTTGCCTCAAAGCAGAAAGCACAGTCAAACTCTGTTGACATAATCCTGTCGGCGTTATCCAGCCCACCACAGATGATCATAGATCCGTTAGGATACTTGTATGTTACTCTGTGTGAGCGACTTGCACCCCTAGCAAGCGGACTGCCTTCAGGTAGTACATGCTGTTCGAATATCTGTAAAACCGATTCTGATAGACTTGTGCGTGTCTTTCTGACTAGCAGGATTCTGGCGCCTGCGTATTTCATAGCCATTAGATGGGCTTTTTCGAGTACTGCTCGTGTCTTGCCTGTGCCGGCAGGTCCATCGAATAGCACCTCCTGCTGCTTACAGGCCCACAGCGCTCTTGCTCCACCGTATGGTGTGTAAGTTCTTTGAGGGTCAGACTTCATCGACGTTAGCCTCTTGCCCGTACATCTTCATGGTTGCAGTTACGTTCTGATCGCTCTTGTCAGCCTGCCCTAGTTCCTGCTTGCCTAGCCATATGAGCATAGTGGTAGGCTTATCACCCATGGCATCTTCAAACTGTGCCTTGCGTAACATGTGTTTACGTTCTGCGTGCTTTTTCTTAATAAGCTCGCCAAAATGGTGGCGCAGGTTAGCTTCAGGTATTCCTGTAAGGCGTGCTATGGTAAGGCATTGGCACCCATCAAAAGCCAGGTCGGATATCTCCTGCTCTTGTGCTGGCGTGTATTCGTTTTTTGGTCTGCCTACAGGATTAGGCATAGGCACCTCCATTACAGAGAGTGCCTAGTTTTGGGGTGTGTTTCCGGGCGTGGAGAGATTTGGCCTTACCTGGTCTGGTAGGCTCTGGACTCTCGCCGGCAATACGTTTCTGTACTGCCATTGTGAGCAGTTTATGTTATGTGAGGATTATTGTCAAGTGTTATGTGAGGTTTTTTCTTAGGTTAGTCGCTTCCAAACGTAAATGTCATTGTATCCATCCTCGATCATATTCTCGTTTATTCCTTGAATTATGGCTATTATCTCATCTCCGGTTGGATCTCTATATCCAGCTTTCTTGCCTATATCCAGTATAGAGGCCATCCCATGCGCATTCATCTTTGGGCCACCAGTCACAAGTCCATGTTTTTTTAGCTCCTCCATAGAGCTTATCACATATATCCCCCAATAGATATCTCTCGTTACCTCCATTGCGCCTTGTTCGTTTTGTAGAAAGTGCAAGTCCATTCTCTTCTCCTGTGAGGTTTTTTCTTAGGTTCTATTTATTACCTTTCCGCATTTAGTGCATATGTCGTAGATATACTTTTTGTGATCTCGCTTAAACACGCTGAGCTGTTCTGTTGAGAAATCTCCTAGTTCGTTTATCTGCTCTGAACTTAGCTGGATATCCTCATATCTTGGCTCGAATGAATGAAATGATCCTGTGTCGTGCCAGCAATCCATATCCGCACCTCCTCGGTTAGGTTGTAATTATGCTAACATCAATAGAGCCGTGATGATCATAGAATTCTACCGTAAACTCTTCCTTGCAGTCTGAGCAACCAAACCTGAGCCGGACAGCAAACTCATCCTCGGTATCTATCTCTTTTGTCTTTATGTGGCTAATATAGGATGTATCAGAATAGCAGTTAGGACAAGTCATCTCCATTTCTCTTCTCCTTGTCATCAAACCTTTTGCTCTTGAAGTGTTTGCAGTCATTGTGTTTACATGGCTCGTCTGTGAAGTCAAGCAGATTGACCTTATCGCAACAGCACTCGAAGCATGTCTCCAGGTCTGTAACATAGCTCTCTAGGTGAACACATCTAGCGCAAGATTGATACCCATTACTCTCAGTCATTGTTTATCTCCTATCCTGGATACGACAAGCTCTGCTGACACCGTGTCTACCATCATGTCTGATGCGAAATGGTGCACGCTTCCTGAGCTTAAATCTACCGCATTGCATTCGCCAATGTCGTCAATATACATTAGCAAACGCCCCTCATAATAGAATAGCTGTGCTTCTGCTAATTGGTCAAACCGTATCTTTCCACTGTCATTTACCTGCTGATAATTAATATACATGCTCTCCTCCTAGTTCCTATCCCTGCCTACGTACAATATTAACCATACCAACTCAATACACACGATTGCTTTACATATTTCATTTGCTATGTCATACCAACTCATTCTGATGACCTCTCGTTTGCTTCCCGACCTTCATATCGCAGGTCTGCTTCTATCTCTGCGCCAACTCCTACCTTGTCGGCTAGTTCTGGTGATATCTCTTCTAAGCGCTTCAGCAGCATGTCATACTCATAGTCGGATATCTCTACTCTGTCTGGGTGGTTGTAGTAGAGGTTGCTATGGTGTAGACATTGCATGTAGAGCGCTTCTGGTGTGCTGATAGCCTTTATTGGCTCTGTGTGGCCGAACGCCTGCCTGTAGCCCTCTCTGTACTTGGCGTGGTTCTTGGTTCTGTTTCTGCTGCCCTTGCTCATTCATTCCCCCTTCTCATGTAGTAGGCAAATCACTCTTCGCAAAACGGCTGGATCTGTGTCTGTCTTATCGGTCATGCTTCCCCTTCCATCAACGTGGCGAGTTTTTCTTTTGCTGTGCTAAAGTCAAAATCAGCGTACAAGTTCATAGTGTTTCTGCCTTCGTAAAATGCCCACTCAACCAACTCCGCCAACGCCTTGTCGCGCTGTGCGTAGGCTGTGCGGATTCTTGGGATTGCATCACTCTCAAATCCATCTATCGGATGCTCAACTATAGCCTGCTGTAGACTTTTGTGGATGTCTCTTGCTGCCACCACTGCTGGGTCTGTGTCTGTCTTATCGGTCATCGTCTACCCCCCTCCCATCAATGTGGTGAGTGCTGCTTTAAGCTCCACCATTCTTGCGAGCATAGAATTTAGTGCCTGAGCCTCCCCTACTTGGTCTGGTTGCACATCGTCAGGCGGAAGCCAAAGGTCTTTTATCGCTATTGCTCCTTCAAAAAACTGCCTAACCTCATCCATCTTCTCTGTCACCGTCTGCGCCCATGGTGGACACTGATGGTCTTGTGTAAGGCTGCCGCCGCATCTAGCGCACTGGCCGAACTTGACTGTATCGCCGTAGGTCATGCTTTGCCTCCCTAGAATTCAGCCTGCCAGCCTATGCCACACACAGCGAAGGTCTTAGGCTCATCAAATCTATCCGGCTCCTGCCTGTCAGGATTGCCTACTGGTGTCATGCCGATTGACCATCTACGGCTGCCGGTATGAGCTACGTACACCTTACATGGTGGTACTGCTAGCGGATCTGATGAGGTGCCTACACTCGTTATCAGTGCGGTTTCAATGTCTAGCCTGTTCAATCCGGTGTAGCTCCAGCCGTTCCTGTATTCCTTCTTGAGTGTGATGCCGTCTCGATATGCTCGGATGAAATAGCCTGATGTGATGTTCTTGCTGATGTGTTCGCCTACTCTCTCGCGTCTGGCTGAGTATGGTGCTGGTTCTGTGCCGTAACATATGTAGGCTAGTGCTAGTGTTGATACTAATAGTGCTAGTGCTGTTTTCATGCTTGCTCTCCAAAATCTCCCGGCGGTGGCGTTCCAGGTCACCGCCAGGAGTAATTCTACGCGTCTAACAATTGGCATATAGATAACAATTATCCTTCCGTGTTAGTAACTGGCTCAACGAGAACCTGCTACCTGTTGCTGTCTATTCATTGGCTACTCCTTTTGTCTCTATCGTGTCTTTGTCTCTACCGTGTCGTGAATTGCCCTTACACACATTGCCGCTGTCTGAATCAGTTCGTTATACATTTGCTGTTGGTTACGTTTGTTAGGTTTCTTCCAAACCTCTTCCTTGTATTCGTCAAGCTCCTCAAGTATTACAGCATAAGCCTCATGCCCTGAATGCATATGCTCATATGTTTCCATTGCTCTATCTAGCTCTTTGCGTATGTCTAACATTATCACGTCAAGATTATGCATGTCTACAGCCTTCCTATGGGCGGAAAGTCGTCTTTTATCTTCTTCATATCTCCCTTGTAGAACACAAGTATCTTCTGCTCACGCTTTGGGAACTTCCTGTAGTCAAGTGTTCTCTTTGCGTGTGCTAGCCTAGTAAACTCACATTCAAGATAGACGATCTTATTGTATATGTGCAGCCCTTGCTCTTTAAAGAACAGTTCATGTTCTGCCTCACATCCATAGTATGCGCCGTCCTTGTCTCTACTATCTCCGGTCATTACCACAAAGAACCTATTATCTTTCAACCTCTCGATAGCCATCTTGTACCCTGCAAATAGCGTGTCTCTGAATACTTCGTATGTTGGCATATCGTTCAACTCGCCGTCAGGTATAACTCCATCATAGTCAACATACTTTTCTACCTTGTAGTAAGGTGGACACGTAAAGCATAGATCAAACTTGCCTTTAGGTTTATAAGTAGAACTGTCTCCCTGTATCCACGTTGCGCTATCTAGGTCTTGGCAAATAGCGTTATTGGCATCGCATTGATTCTGCCTTATTTCACTAGCGATATATTCGTATCCATAACTGCCTGACACAAATCCAAATTGCACTCCACCGCCGAACGGATTGTATACCCTCTTTCCTTTTGTCGGCATAAAGAATCGTAGGATAACCTCACAAGCAACCGGATCTAGTACAGACGCATTTCCGTTGAATGATTTGCCCTTATTTGTCTTCACCTTCCCATCTTCAATAACTCTCTCAGTAAGCACAACATTTGAATACCCGTTGCTTCCCTGCCAACATCCATCACGGCTAGCAAACTTTGGATTAGGAACATCGTGCTTTTCTCCAGCTTCTTCAATCTTGGTGTTCCATTCCTTTTTCATCTTTAGCCAGTCTGCCCTAGTTGTTATCCACGCATTTGTCATGGTGGCATGGCATAGCCTTTTCATCCGTACCTGCTCAAGTGTTCCATGTACCATGTATGCGTATCCGCTCAAGTCTAGGTATGTTTGGAATCCTACCGCCTCAAGCACCTTTGGACATTCAAGGTCATGCTTTGTGCTTACTGTCATAACCATTGGATAGCCGTATGTGTTCTGTTCAATAATCTTATTCAGCATACCCTTGTATATGTCTCTATTCTCCTTACCTAGAGCCATTGCGGATTGAAGTAGACAGAACTCTTTCGCTACATGGTTTACTTGGAAAGTAAAGAATCCTGAGAACTCCCCATCCATCATTAGGATTATTGCTGAATGTATCTGCATGTTCTTTCGTGCCGCCCTGTATGCGACACCGTCCTCAATTGCTAGCTTGCCAACATCATCTTCATATCCTGAGCCTATTACGCTTTCTACTGTGATGTACTCAATGTCCCCGTCAAACTTCACATCTACATACTTCTTTTTCTTCTTCTTTGTCTCTGGCATTACTGGTTTGACAACATCATATAGCTCTAACTGAGTACCATATTTCTCTTTCTTTTCCACCTCTCTCTCCTTTGCATCCTTTGCCCCACATTGATCAGGACAATCACAGCACTTGCCCAAAAATACAGACTTGTCATGCAGAGACACGTACTTTGAACCACCGCCAATAGAGTCACCACATTTAGTCAACAGTATATCGCCATTCATAACGTGATTGTTTTTCTTGGTTGCCCTTAAGGGATTATCAATCACTGGCGCAAGAGTCAGCAGGTAGTCCTCTTTTTCCGTGCAGTCCATTGCCCAATCTGAATCGCCGTACTCACACGTAACAACACGGCAAACGCTCTCTATTCCAAACCGCGCTATTCTTTCTATCTGTCCTACTCTATGCTTTATCTCGTAGTCTGTGTCCATGCCGCTAGTAGATGTGTTTATCACACAATCAACCTTTGCCAGCCTGTCAAGCTGCTTGTCCGTTGCCGTCTTCCAATGCTTTGTAATTATCACAGGGACCTTATGTGTGTCCTGTAAGAACTCACATACCTCAACGGTGTTCTCCCAGTCCTGAGAAGGATCGCCAGCAGTACCTATCCTATACCAGCTTGCTACATTTGCCTTAACTGTATTGAATACCGCCGATGCATTCTTGTTTGTTATCTTTCTGCTTACTCCAATAGAGAAGTCTATCTTGTATCTGCTAGCAGTCCTGCACGCATAACATTCGCCATAACAACCCCCCCTATATTCCGCCATACCAAACGTACAACCCTTTACTGTATCAACATCCATAACGCCCTTGTAGTTTTCTGTAGGAGTTAACACGCTGCTATATCGTCTCATTCTACAACCTCAATCCCATGTCGTGCTGAATGGCAGCTAGGGCACAACCCTACGCCATTATCCGTATCATTACCGCCGCCCTGCGACTTGAACCTGATATGGTGCGGCACATGTACCTCGTCATAGTTGCCTACCTGTATGCCACAGTCTGCACATAGCCAGTCCTGGCGCTCCCATATTTCTACTGCCTGTGCCTTGGTGAAATTCTTTTCGTTCATCTTGTAGCACCTATCAGCTTGAGAACTTCGTCTACTGTCTCGACTACGTGTACTGGTGCCTGCCATTTCTCGTGCCATTTCACCTGTGATTCATCTAGCTTGCGGCGCTTGCTCTCTTGCTTCTCTGGATTCTTTATCTCAATCAGGTACAGCTTGTTTCTGAATGAGGCTAATACATCCGGGCAGCCGCTGCCTACTGATGCTAGATCCTGGCACTTACCTCCTACCGCTTCTATCGCTCTGATTATCTCAGCTTGGTTTTCGTCAACCTTTAGCTTGGTGTGCCTTCTGCTCATGGCTTCCCTTCTAGTGCTGCTCTGGCTATGTTGCATGGTGAGCCTGAATAGCTTTTCTCTATGATTTCTAGCGCTTCTCTCAACCGCTTGTTCTCCTCCCGTAGCTCCTGGCAGTACGCATATATCGGCGTGTTGGTGAGCTTGTCTAGCGCCGCTTGGACTTCTTCTCGGTTGCTCATGTGTTCTCTCCTGTGGCCGACCTCAAGATCCATCTTTAATCGCTTGTTTTATTCTAGAGACTGCGAGTTGCTGCATGTAGTTTAGTTCATATGGCTCAATGGCAATAGATAGGTAGTCTCCTATCTCAGTGGCTAAGGCCATTGCATGTTCACCTGGCGTTAGTCCTCCGCTAACAACGAAACTGTCCATTATTTTAGCAACATTCTTGGCGGCGTCTTCCTCACGCGATTCCGTGTTATCACCCATCTCTCTCTCCTATCCATAGTAACCCTAGTTGATTACGATTGCTTTTGCTTGTAGCCTTCTGCGTGTTCGCTCGTCGATTGTCTCTTTGAACTCTGCTAGTGGCTTGTTCGTGGCTACTATCGTAGCTCTCCGGTTCTGGTATCGCTTGTCGAGAACGTACCATAGAGAGCGATATTGATAGCCTTCTCCGTTTGTCAATACGTGTAAGTCGTCTATGGCTAGCAACTCTGAGCTGCTCCACTCTCTCAGCAGTTGTAGCTCAGTTGTGCCACTGTTGTCATTCATTGCGTCTCGAAGGAGAATGAACATTTCTTCTGCCGTGATGTACTTGACTCCAAACCCGTTGCGCCCATAGTAGCTGAGTACTGATGCTATCAGGTGCGTCTTGCCTAGCCCCGGCTTGCCTATCAGCAGAAACCCATTGCCATTATCGGCGTCCTTGCTCTTGCAGTAGTCGCGTATCTCAGTCAGCGCCTTGGTCTGAGTGGCCGTGTGAGGCTCATACGTAGCCAACCTGCAACATTGAAAGCGTTCACCTAGCCCAGCAACCTTGAAAGGCGGATTGCTTATATGAGCCACTACGTCAGTGTAGTCAGGTGAGGTCGAAGACTCCGCCTTCTCCGTATTCCGGCTCTTTATTTGGTTTACTATTTGGTTTACGGCTTCCACTCTTCGGCCCTCCATTATCAAGAATGCTCTTGATGTAGTTATAGGTGACTGTCTTGCCCGTTGCTCTACCAGCCTGATGGTCTAGCGCTGCGATAATCTTGGCCTCAGTGTACTTCTCGACCTCTTGCTTGATCATTGAGTATGATGGCACAGCCCCACAAACATCAAAGAGCTTTTCGTGAAGCTCGATGCTTATCTCTTCTTTCTCTACCTCTGTCTCTCTCTCTGTCTCTACCTCTAGACTATCACTTTGATATCCTTCTGATATCGGCTTGATATCATCTACCTTAACTATATAGTGCGAAAGGCTTTCTAATATCTCTTCTGCTCTCATCTGGTTCATGTGTAATCTGAATGATATCTTCTTGATATCAGGTAGATATCCTTGCTTTGTCTTGTCCTCAGAGGCTAGAAGCCATAGAAGCATGAGGTATTTTGCTGGCTCACTTGGTAGCTCAAAGTAGTCATCATCCTCAAGCACATCTCTATACAGCTTTATCCAAGGTGGCCGCCTATCCTTGAAATGCTGAAACTTAGGCCAGTCCTTCACCTTATACATGACGGTACCTCAAAAACTGCTCCACTGAAACCGGCTTGGCTACGACGAAATAGGTTGGGCCGGAATCAGGGAGCATGTGCTAGTTGTAGTTGGAATCGTCGTAACCATTAAGTGCATTCTATCTGATGTCCGATAATCTGTCAAGAGCTAAAAGCAAGCTTTGATCATTTCTTGCTCTTCTAGCCTTTCTTAAATCGTATATGAGTTGGACGTAAGACTTCCCAGCCATCACTGTAGTATGTATTCGTGAGTCAAATGGTTTTTCGGATAAAGTTGGTTAGAGTTCTTTTCCCTTTCCGAATAGCTTGTCTGGAACCTTGTCGTTTATGTCACTGTCTAGAGCAATCATGAGCATAAGAAAGAACGGCCACACCAGAACTCCAACAAATATGTGTACGACTGATGGCGCTTTGCTGATATTCTTGTGTATGTAGCCTACAGCCAGAAGCCCCAGCAGAGCGTATAGTAGGTAGTACAGGATCAACATCTCTCGCCTTCCTCTCTCAAAAACAAACTACCAGCGTAAACAGTGTGGACGTATTCCACCTTTCCGCATCACCATAAGAACCCATCTCAGCAGGTATCACAGTTAGAAACTTGCCCGTTAGACGTTAGCCTGTCTCAATACAATCAAACAACTCAGCGCCAGTATTCCTATAGCCATCTCTGCACTACACCAATCTGCTATCCATAGGCTGTTGTCAAATGCTTCTGGTATGGCTGTGAGTAGGTAGAATGCTCGTATCATTTCTTGAACCTTACGTGAGTTGGACGTACCGGCTCAAAATCATCGGACTCCTTGTGCATATATGTCTGGCTATGCTTGCCGCTAACGTATAGCACCGGAACACTCCATAGCTCGTCTACTCCATCATACACATAACCTATGAAGTCAGGATCACTGATCGCGTCAGATAGAAAGTGACTGCCGCAGCCATCCCTTCTGTATGCTAGAGATCCGCACCAATGACCATATCCAATCCTCACCTCACAGTCCTCATACTCTGGCTGTGGTTCTTCTATAGTCCAGCCTGTGAGATTCATTAGACATATTGGTACTCTCTGGCAGTCAGTAGCGTATACTAATGCGTCCGTCCCTCCTTGCTTTATAATAACACTCCTGTCGTTTGGTGAGCTTATTACCTTGCCTGCCTTAGCCGCTTCGTATGCCTCAATTAGTGTTGCCATAGTCATCCTCTCTTTTCGCCATACTTCTTAGTCCACTGGTTGCCCTTGCGTTTCTCAGACGTATTGATGCGCCTGCTCTTCAGGTGGCTACATAGCCACTCGTTAGATACATGCCATAGCCTAGCCATCTTATCAATGCTCATGCTCTGGTGTGTCTCTCGTAGCTCCTCTATGTCCATGCTGGCT